CCGCTTTAGCTTTACTGCGCCCCTCTGCGTACAACGCATCCTGCCTTGCTTCATTCCGCAGCATTTCAAACGCTTCAACTGGTATATTGCGCGCCTTACATGCTGCGAACATAGCCTTATAAAACTGCACAACTTCAGGATGTACGCCCTCGTACATTACTTCCGTCTGCCGTTTAATAACGTCATTACGCTTTAACGCAGTGGCGTCCGCTAATGCATACGCCGCTGCGGTGTAATCCTTATGCACTGGTTCGCCCTTTATCCACGCTTGAACGCGGTCTAAGAACTTTACCCAGCGCATGAATTTATTCGGCGGCCTCATCTCGTGTTGCATTGTCCAATTCTCCGCCCGTGGCTTGTTCCTCCGGAACTGGCTCTTGCTGGATTACGGAATTTTGCTGAGAAAGCTCCGCTTTAATTTTTGCCAACTCCGCCCGTTCCTCAGCCATTGCAGCGTCTCTGCGCTGTTCGTTCATTTTCACCCATTTCATTATGCGTGCAAACTCATCATTATTACGCACCCGCGGTTCAATGTTTACGAAACTATCCGCACCAGAATTTTCAATTCGCTGATCAACATCGCGGATGTTCACAAACACCGCTGCGCCTTTTTCAGCGCGAATTTGCACCCAACTGGCAGCCTGTGCTGTATACTCTACCGCCACCTTATCATCCGCTGCGCCTTGCAAAACCGCGTCTTTCATATCCGCGTTATCAGACGCCCAAACCTCTATCTTAGAGTTTGCGTTTACTTGGAATTTTACATTACGTGGACGATTACTATCAAACGCAATAACGTCACCCGCTTTTACTTGTTGCCACTCTCGCAACGCACCATTTTTAAAATGCTTCATTCTTCAGCTCCTTGTTAAAAAGGCGGGCAGGGGAGAACCACCCGCCCGTCACATTACTTGGCGATACGGTTTGTATCGACCAAGTTCGTGATTTCCTCATAATCCGACGTAGCATCCGCTTCCAACAAACGTTGCCCAAATACGGTGTTACCGCTAATTTGCATGTCTGACAGACATGTGATTTCGAAACTATCCGCAACCGTGTCTGCAAACACTTTTTTGTGCAAACCTGACACCAGATAAAAATCTGATGACAATGTTGGGTTACTTGTTTCAACCGTCCAAATCTTTGCACGATCCTCCGTAAATGCGTCATTTGCCGGTCGATAATATTTGCCGCCCACATTTACCAGATCTCGGTTCCAAGCGTGATTAAGTGGTGCATAACCAAACGTCCCATTTGGCGTCGCATGATTGACATCCAAATGATCGTTTTTAACCACTTCAACCTGTTCAGGATCCAACACATCGCGCAAATAATTCGGCAAATTCGAAGGATCAGTTTCGTATAAAAAATAATCCTTTTTACGTTCCCACAACTGTTCCGGAACAATCTCCGCTGTAATCAATATGACGCCACCTGTATTCATCCTTGGCGTCCGAATATTTAAATCGACAGTTGCGTAACCGTTCGACACGCTTTCATCCAAATTCGCGGCGTCAGTCGCAAACCTTTGTTGGTACCCAAACAATGTTGCGCCGCGCGCTAACAAAATTGGCTGTTTCATTGTTTCTTCGGGAACGCGAATACCTTCCATCAAAAGATCAATGATATAATCATCCTCAATCCCGTCATACATTGAACGCAATTTTGCAAATGCTGCCGTTTTCTTTGCCTGGTCAATATCCGCCAAAGACATCGTTGCATTGCCACCCGCCGTTAATTCTGCCCAAATTCTGTCAAATTCGTAAGCGTTCAACGTTGTTCCGTCAGGTGTTACCGAATTTAATCTTAATGTTGGGGTTTCGTTTGTCTGCAGTTTTACATAACCCGGATCTGTTCCTGCGTTATTATACCCAACCGCAAACACTGGCGCTTTAAATGTCAAACCATTTAACGCTACTTCACCATCAATCAACTTTTGGTCGAAATCTGGAACAATATGATTATTGTCCAAGGACCAAAATGCTTCCGCTAAAGTCCAATCGTTTTCGTTGCGCAACGGCAACGACGCTGACCGTGCTTTACGCCGATGATTTACAATCACATTGTACGCGTCACGCACCGTTGTATTAAACGTAGCCGCTTGCGTATGAATCCCCATTGTTTGCAAAAATGTTGCAGCCGCACCGGCTGTTGTATCCAAAGCCGCAGCACTTGTTTCCGTATTAAAATACGGAACAACACTTCCCGCAATACCTGCTTCGCCCTGATATGCTCGGTTCAATTCTTCCATTGATCCATTGAACCGATCAAAAGCAAGCATTGGTACGTAATGCGCCATTACATTAAGCATAACGCCGTTTTGCAACAATTCTGCTGTTTCTTGCATCAATACATCAACGCGCACCTTGCCGCGTTGTACTGCGTCTTCGCGCAGCATTGGAATGTATTTCAGTGGCAGGATTTTACCTGCATCCGCCGACGTTAAAACACGTCCGCGGTCCGTCCGCACACTACGCTGCGTAGGAATGGGGGTGCTGGGCACCATTTCTGTTAATCGCATCTCACTTTCCTCGTTTTATGCGTTTCACCATGGCAACAAACTTTTGCCGAATTTTTTTGCATCTTTTGCAAGTCAATTGAAATTAATCCGCAATGCAGGTTCTCTAAGAGGACTTGTATAAAAGATACCGAAATTATCCGGATAAGCTTTGTTTACCCGCACTTTGTCGCCATTATTCGCCGTATAATACGTTGAAGCTGGGTATCTAAACGCCGTCGGTCCCGATTGCGTACTTTCTACCTTTTGACCCGCTGTAATCGCCGCCGCAACGGCTGGTAACGTCCCAATACTCATATCCAATAGTTGCTCATGCGGAAACGTAGTAAGTGTTCCGTCTGACCCCATATATCCTTGCATATATGGAAATACCTCCGCCGCCGTCGGCGAAACGTACATATGTTGTCCATAAGCATTCTTTTTTGGACTGCCATCTGGATTGAACAAATAGACCAATCCATCATCTTTAGGTTTACCCAAATCTTCAATTTGGGCTTTCGCCAAATTAATATCGGAATGCAATGCACCGATCTGATACGATTTAAAAAGCGCGTCTAAGGCTCTCTCTTTGTACGTTTCGGCATAAGAAATCGCGCTTCGCGCACCTTCCGACATCGCTTCCAAAGCAAACTGATAACCACTCATACTCGGCATAATAGCCCTATTACTCTGGTAATTACCCGCTCCTGACCTCACAGCCGTCAACGGATTTATACCTGCTTTCTCAGCAGCTTTCACCGTTTTGCTAATGTCGTTTGCCTTGCTATCTTCTAAATACGCCTGATTTCGCTGTTCCGCTTGTTTTGCAGCTTTCTCTTGACGTTTCTGCATTTGTAATCCACCGAAAACGCCAATCGCTGCGCCGATTATAGGTCCCCAAAAGGACATTACATCGCCTCCCATATCACTTGCGCTGAAAACGCCGTTAATATTATAAAACCCATTATCACTCCCAATCCGACATCACGCAACACTTGTGCCCGGAGTAGGGGACTTAACTTCTTGATATATCTCATGAATTACGCTCCCACCATGACAATACTAAATCACATCCAATCAAACCTATAGTAACAATTGCTTCCGCAAATTGTATGGCTTGATCCTCCGCAAATCCAAACGTCAACAATGAACCCGCCATTATACTGCCCAATCTGCGTAAAAATGGCTTCACAACTTCAGATAGAATTAATCTTTTAAACATTCCACTTATTGTCCTATTTGACGCATAATTAAGTATTATGTAA